TCAGAACGTAGCGCCCACGTCCGCTATGTCGAAGGCGTTAAACGCGCCATCGACCAGGCCGACGAACTGGCCACCCAAAACGCCGAATTCGAGAGCGCATCCGTCCAGCGCCGCGTCCGGATTGAGCGCGTGTTCCAAACCATCAACCATGAGGTGATCCGCTATGTACAAACCGATGCTGGCCGTGGCCTGTGCTTTGATGATGACGGCCTGCGCCTCTACAACGCCGCCAATCGGGGAGAATTCCCCGCCCCGGATACGGCAGCGCCCGGTGCAGGCGGACCTGGAGGAATGCCAGGCGCCGCCGGAGGCGAAAGACGGCTCTCGGGCGGAAGTCCTGGCCAACCACGTCTTGGTAGCCAAGGCATATTACGACTGCCAGGAACGGCACCGGGCGCTGTCGGAGTGGGTAAAGCGCAATGAGCCCTGACGAGCGCGCCCAGGAACTGGAGCTGGCCGAATACGTGCACAACCAGGCTAAAGCCATCTTGCCGGAGCCGGACGCGCCGTCGAAAAAAGTTTGCGTCGATTGCGACGGCAAAATACCGAAGGCCCGCCGCGAGGCAGTGCAGGGATGCACCCGGTGCGTGGACTGCCAGACGACGATGGAGAGAGACGCAAAATGATGCTGCAGATTGAATTCACCTGGCTGGTCGGGCTGCTGATCGCTTTCTTCGGTGCTGTGTGGGCTTTCGGTAAGGTGCTGCTGAAACAGATCGAAAAGCGGTTGGACGAGCGCTTCGCCTCACAGGAGACGGCTCGTGTCGAGTCCCAAAAACAGCAGGAGACAGCCCGCACCGAGGCCCAGGCGCATTGGGAAAATCGCTTTATTCAGCTTGAGCAGCTAGCCCGCGCCACAGACCGGGAAATGCTGTTGATGCGCGGCGACCTGCCCAACCAGTACACGCGGCGCGAAGACACCATCCGCAACCAATCGGTGCTGGAGGCGCGCATGGATGCGCTGATGAATGAGGTCAAGATGATACGGATCGAAGGGGGAAAATAATGGTGGACGTGGTCAAGGTGCGGCGCGAGATGATGCGCTGGAATATCATTCTGACGCTCAACAATGCCCGCCCGATCGGCGCGGCCGAAGAGCTGATTCTTTCGGTGGTGCAGGCGATCAGCCCGGACGCCACGCCGGTTGAAGTGCGCCGCGAGCTGGACTACCTGGAGGAGCGCGAGCTGGTGAAAATCATCCGTGAGCCATCAGGCCACTGGAGTGCCGAGCTGACACGGCACGGCGTGGATCTTGCCGAGTACACCGTCGATTGCGATCCCGGCATCGCCCGTCCGAAGAAGTATTGGTAATGCCGCCGCGCAGCAAGATCAAGAAGTTGCCCGCAGAGGTCAAGGATTGGCTTGACCGGGCTCTGATCGAGAAGGATTTCAGCGAATACGAGCAGCTCGAAGCCGAACTCAAGGCTCGCGGCTTCGACATCGGCAAGTCCGCCATCCACCGCTACGGCCAGGAGTTCGAAGACAAACTCGCCGCGATCCGCATCGCCACCGAGCAGGCCAGGGCCATCACCGATGCCATCCCCGACGACGCCGGCGCGATGAACGACGCGCTGATCCGGCTGGTGCAGCAGAAGGCGTTCGACACCCTGGTGAGGATGGAAGAAGGCGCATCGATCAAAGATATCGGCCTGATGGTGGCGCGGTTGTCCAACGCGACGGTCAAGCAGAAGCAATGGCAAGTAGAGATAGCAGCCACCATCCGGGCCGAGGAGCGCGCAAAGGCGGCCGAGGAAGCAACGACGGCAGCCAAGGCCGCAGGTGCATCGCCGGAGACGATCGCCGTGATCCGTCAGGCATTGGGAATCACGGCCTGATGGGTGCCGCCAAAGTGATACCCGCCAATCCGGAGGCGATTTTCCTGCCCTACCAATCGCGCTGGATCACCGACCGCAGCCGGCTGAAGCTGGAGGAAAAGGCGCGGCAGATCGGGCTTTCGTGGTCCACCGCCTACGCGGCGGTCGAACGCACTGCCGAAACCGGCGCAAAGTGGGATCAATGGATATCCAGCCGCGACGATCTGCAGGCCAGGCTGTTCATCGAGGACTGCAAGCGGTTTGCAAAAGTGCTGCACGTTGTGGCCCAGGACCTGGGCGAAATCGTCATCGACGAGCAAAAGAAGATTTCCGCCTACGTCCTGCATTTCGCCAATGGCCGTCGCATCCATTCCATGAGTTCAAATCCGGATGCCCAAGCAGGCAAGCGCGGCGGTCGCGTCCTGGACGAGTTTGCCCTGCATCCGGATCCGCGCAAGCTGTGGTCGATTGCTTACCCCGGCATCACCTGGGGCGGCTCGATGGAAGTCATCTCCACCCATCGCGGCTCGCACAATTTTTTTAACCAGCTCATCCGCGAAATCCGCGAGAACGGAAATCCGAAGAAGATCAGCCTGCACCGTGTCACCCTTCAAGATGCGCTCGACCAGGGATTTCTATACAAGCTGCAGCAGTCGCTGCCGGATGATCACGAAGTGCATGAAATGGACGAGGCCGGGTATTTCGACTTCATCCGCTCCGGCTGCGCCGACGAGGAGAGTTTCCTCCAGGAATACATGTGCGAGCCTGCCGACGACGATGTGGCGTTCCTGGAATACGACCTGATCGCAAGCTGCGAGTACGGCACCGGCGATAAATGGGAATACGACTACGACCAGCTCGTCGCGGCAAGGGGTCGGCTTTATGCCGGCATAGATATCGGCCGCGTCAAGGATTTGACGGTGATGTGGGTATTCGAGCGCTTGGGCGACGTGCTCTATACGCGAAAGGTCATCGAGCTGAAGGCGATGTCGAAGCCGGATCAGGAGGCCATCCTGTGGCCGATCATCGCGCTGATGGAGCGCACTTGCATCGATAAGACCGGCCTCGGTATCGGCTGGGTAGATGACGCTCAGAAAAAGTTTGGCGAATACCGGGTGGAAGGCATTACCTTTACCGCCCCGGTGAAAGAGGCGCTGGCATACCCGGTGCGCGGTCGCATGCAGGATAAAAAAATGCGCATCCCCGCCAAGCCCGAAATACGGGCCGACCTGCGCGCGGTCACCAAAGTGACCAGCTTGTCCGGAAATATCCGGTTTACAGCCGAGCGATCGGAGAACGGGCACGCCGACCGATTCTGGGCGCTCGGGTTGGGAATTCACGCCGCCGCCACCCCGACTTCTCCCATCGAATTCCAATCTTTGGGCAAAACGCGATTTGCGGCCCGTATGGGCGATTACATGGGCTAAGTCCGCCTGCTTGCCTATGTCGGGCAGCGCAAACCGCTAAAAACCCCTTTATAAAGCCTGACAGCAGCATCTGGAATAGGAAATAACATGGCCGATTCAATAAAAGACATCAAACAGGAAATCGCGACCGTCCAGCGCGATATCACTTATCCAGCGTTCGGAGGGGTATTGCGTCACCAGGACGATACCCTGGTCACACGGGGCGGCGGCCGTGGGCTGAAAATCTACGATGACATCGAGCGCGACTGTCACGCCTACGCCGTACTGCAGAAACGCAAGATGGCGGTGATCTCGCGTGACTGGCAAGTCGATCCTGCTTCCCCCTCGCGCGTCGATAAAAAAGCGGCCGACCTGGTCGAGGCGCAGATCGACGCGATGGACTTCGACAATATTTGCCTCAACCTGCTCGACTCCCTGCTCAAGGGTTTTGCAGTAGGTGAAATCATGTGGGGCCCGGTGGGCTCTGAAATCGTGGCCACGGGAATAAAACCGCGCGACCAGCGCCGTTTCGGTTTCGATGAGAATTACCGGCTGCGCCTGAAGACACAGGAAAACATGTTTCCAGGCATGGCGCTGCCCGATCGGAAGTTCATCGTCCACAGCTTCGGTGCCAAGGATGGCAGCCCCTACGGTCTGGGGCTGGGCTCGCGTTTGTTCTGGCCGGTGTTCTTCAAGCGCCAGGGCATCACCTTCTGGCTCACCTTTGCCGACAAGTTCGGCAGCCCGACGGCGGTCGGCAAGTATCCTACAGGCGCCCTAGTGCCCGAGCAGAAAAAGCTGCTAGATGCCCTCGCTGCCATCGCGCAGGATGCCGGTGTAATCGTGCCGTCAGGCATGGAGATCGAGCTGCTCGAAGCCACGCGCGGCGGCGCTACCGACACTTACGAAAAGCTCGCCCGCTACATGGACGAACAAATCACGATGGCCGTGCTGGGCGAATCCGCCACCGCCAAGGGCGGCGGCGGGCAGGCCGCGAGCGCTGCGATCACCCGCAATGAAGTGCGGTTGGAACTGGTGCAGGCCGATTCCGACATGCTCTCCGGCACGCTCAACCGAACCCTGGTGAAATGGATCACCGAGCTGAACGTCCCGGGCGCTAATCCCCCGCGAGTCTGGCGCAAGGTGGAGGAACAGAAAGACCTCGGCGCCGTGGCCAAGCGCGACAAGACTATTTTCGATATGGGCTTCCGGCCTTCGCTCGCTTATATCAACGAAACTTATGGCGGGGATTGGGTAGACCGCCAGACGGCCGCGCCGGCGAGCCCGGGCGAGTTGTCCGCATCTTTCGCAGAGGTTCCTGCCGGCATTGCGGATAAGGTGGCGACCGCAACAAGCGATCAGCAAGCCATGAAGGATGCCGCCGTAAAGTTCGCCGGCGAATATCAAGTGCTGCTCGGTAGCCGACTGGACGATCTGCTCGCCATGCTCGAGCAAAGCGGGGATCTGGAAACCTTCCGCGACAGCCTCGCAGATCTGCTCGGTCAGGATCCGCCCCGCGCGCTGGTGGATTCGCTTGCCAACGCCGGCTTTAACGCCGCCTTGCTCGGCAACGTCGGGCAATCATGATTGCAGCCAACTTCAACCTGGTGCCCCAGGAGGCGCTCGCCTTCTTCCGGAACAAGGGTCTCGAAGCGCGTTTCGATTGGCGCGACATGCTGCACGAAGAGCACGATGTCGGTTTCACCGTGGCGAAGATGCTCGACCTCGATATGCTCGCCGAGGTGAAGGATGCTGTCGATCAGGCTATCGCCGAGGGCAAGTCCCTGCAATGGTTCAAGGATCAGCTCAAGCCGATGTTGATCCAGCGCGGCTGGTGGGGGCGGCAGGAGATGACCGACCCAGCTACCGGCGAGGTCCGCGAGGTGCAGCTCGGCAGCAGCCGGCGCCTCAAGATCATCTACGACACCAATCTGCGCACATCATACGCAGCCGGCCACTGGGCGAAGGTCGTCAAAAACGCCAAGTCGGCGCCCTACCTGATGTATGTGGCGGTGGACGATGGCCGCACCCGCCCGACGCATCGCGCCTGGGATGGCATGGTGCTGCGCTGGAACGATCCCTGGTGGGATACGCACTACCCGCCCAACGGTTGGAATTGCCGCTGTATCGTGATTCAGCTATCCGAGCGCGACTTGAAAAGGATGGGCAAGAGCGGCCCCGACACCGCACCGCCGATCGATACCCGCGAATGGGAGAACCCGCGCACGGGTGAAGTGTTCCAGGTGCCGAAAGGCATCGATCCGGGCTGGGGCTACCATGCAGGCAAGGGCGGGCTGAAGCAGGCCAGCGACCTTTTCGTCGGCAAGATGGCCGCAGCCCCGGCCGACCTCGGCGCGGCCGCTTTTGCCTCGATGGAAAAGCAGATCGTCCCAGAGCTGGAGCGGGAATTCGCCGCCTGGGTGAAAACGGTGGCGGGCGAAATGGCGCCCAAGGGCGAGCGGCATGTGATCGGCGCGCTGACGCCGGCAGTGGTCAGCTATCTGAGCAAGGCCAGAAACGCCGCCCCCCAGTCGGCCGCGATCGCGATCGACGACGCCAAGCTTTCGCACCTGGTGCGCGATGCGAAATCAAATGCCGGCAAGAGCGTTCCGCTGGAATACGTTCAGCGCCTCCCGGAATTGCTGGCCGATCCCGCCGCCATCCTGTGGGACGAGGAAAAGCAAACCCTGCTCTATGTGTTCAATGTGGTGGAAGACGCCAAGGGGCGCACAGGCAAGATCGTGGTCGCGGTGGATTACGTGCGCAAGACCCGGCAACCGGGAGGAACAAGGGAGATCGTGACGGAAAACAGGGTGATCAGCGGCGGCCTGGTGCAGGCCGTGAATCTGAAGGAATCGCGTTACGTGCTGATATCGGGGGGGGCGCTGTGACCGTCCAGGTGGTACGCCACGCTCCACGCAAAGACTGCCGGCATAGCCGGAAACCTAACCGGAAGGCGAATTTCCCGGTTGCCAGGGCGGTAACAGCAATTCAAGTATAGGGGAAATCATGCCGGACATCAAAATAGAGATTGACGATAAGGCCGTGCGTGAAGCGTTCAACCAGTTGATCGCGCTAGGCCACGACCCCGAACAGGAATTGCACGCCATCGGCCGCGTACTGAAGGCCAATATCCAGCGCGGATTCAGGGAATCTCACGACCCTTACGGAAAAGCATGGGAGCCGCTCAAGGCTCGTCAGGGCCAGCCGCTGGTGAATGATGGCCACCTGATGAACAGCATCGACTACCAGGTAGAAGGCAACAGCGTCGAGGTCGGCACCAACAAGGTTCAAGGCGCGCTGCAGAACTTCGGCGGTACCATCACTGCAAAGAACGGCGGATCGCTGTTCTTCATGGTCGGCAAGCAGAGGGTGTTCGTGAAAAGCGTTACCATTCCGGCTCGCCCCTTCATTCCTACAGTCAGTTTGCCTGACGACTGGCGCGATGATGTGCTGGATATTTTGCGCGATGCGCTTCAGAATGCGGCTGGTACCACGTAGATCACAAAGCTGTTTTCTCCACTGCAAGTACCCATCCCCGCGCCGGTTTAATTACTAACACCGGTTAAAAGACCTTCCCCTTCGTGCCCGTCAAACTGGCGGCATGAATACATCCAAACCCATTCAGATTTTCAAGCCCGGCACGCACACCGCGATGAGCGGCGCAGTGCTGAATTTCACCGAAGCCCACATGGCGGCATCTGCCGCAGCCTACAACCCGGCGCTACACGAAGCGCCGATCGTCGTGGGGCATCCCAAGCATGACGACCCCGCTTATGGCTGGGTCAAGTCGCTGGCGTTCGCCGATGGCCTGGAGGCCGAGGAACATCAGATTGACCCTGCTTTCGCTGAAATGCGAACCGCCGGTCGCTTCAAGAAAATATCCGCCAGCTTCTACACTCCCGATTCCCCGCAAAACCCTGTGCCTGGCGTTTATTACCTGCGCCACGTCGGCTACCTCGGCGCGCAGCCGCCCGCCGTAAAGGGCCTGAAGCAAGCCGAGTTCGCCGAAGCCGAAGAGGGCGTGGTCGAGTTCGGCGACTGGGATGACCGCAACAATGCCGGGCTGCTGCGCAGCCTGCGCGACTGGATTATCGGCAAGTTCGGCCTGGACGAGGCCGACAAGGCGCTGCCGAAATGGGATGTCCAATCACTCGCCGATAGCGCTGCCCAACCAGAAACCGTGGATCCAGCACCCCTCACCAACTTTACCGAAGGAGAACCCATGTCAGCTGAAGAAAAAGCCCGGCTCGCCGCACTGGAAGCCGAAAACGCCACCCTCAAGGCGAATCAGGCATCGTTCGCCGAAACCGAAAAGGCGCGCGTCAGATCTGCCGCCCATGCCAGCCACCTGGCGTTTTCCGAGGGGCTGATCAAATTAGGCAAGCTGTTGCCAGCGCAACTGGATGTCGCCGTGGCCACACTGGATTTCATGGCCGGCCAGGAGACTGTCGTCGAGTTCGGAGAGGGCGATGCCAAGCAGCCGCTAGTGGAAGGGTTCAAAACCTTCCTGCAGGCGCTGACCAAGCAGGTGGAATTCAGCGAGTTGGTCAAACCCGAAGGCGCTGGTGAAACCGTCGAATTCGCAGCGCCCGGCGGATATACCGTCGATGCCGAGCGGCTCGAAACTCACAACAAGGCGCTGGCCTACCAGGCCAAGCACCCCAACACCCCTTATCAAACCGCAGTCAACGCCGTAGGAGGCAATTAAATGGGACAGCAAGCACGCAACCTTCACTCCGAGACCGTTCTCGCGGCCGGAGCGATCACCGAATACCGCGCCGTCGGCTTCGACGGTTTGCAGGCTACCGTCCAGGGCCAGAAGGTCATGGGCGTGGCCAACCGTTCCGCCGCCATCGCCACCTATGTGGACGTGGCTTGCATCGGCACTGCCGTAGTCGAAACGGGCGCGGCCTTTGCCGTCGGGGCCGCGCTGATCGTCGATGCCTCCGGTCGCGCCATTGCGGCCAGCGCTCTTGCGGTTGGCGCCGGGGCGGTGGCGATGTCCTCGTCTGCCGCCAACGGCGCGGTGCTGACCGGATCCACGCTGCCGGAATACATCTATGCCGACGCGATCCGCGCATCCGGCGGGGTCGGCGAGTTCGTCGAAGTCCTGCTGCGCCGCTAAACCACCCCTCACCCTAACCCTCTCCCCCAAGGGGCGAGGGAACTCAAAAGGAGATTCACCATGCGCAATTACTTTTTCAAAACCCTGTACGTCCTGGTGGGCGTGCTGGCGGTCTCTGCCCTGGCGCAAGCCGGGGTCATCAATGCACAGGATCTGGCCTTCCTCGGCATGGCCGGGGTGCTGACCAATTCCGGCGCACGCGTCATCGACCCGATCCTGACCACAGTTGTCCAGGGCTACAAGAATGCCGAGCTGGTCGGGCACAACCTGTTCCCCGCCGTGCCGGTTCAAGTCAGCGGCGGACAGGTGCTGGAGTTCGGCCGCGAATCGTTCCGCCTCTACAATTCCAAGCGTGCCCCCGGCGGTGCCACCAAGCGCCTTCAGTTCGGCTACCTGGGCAAGCCCTATGCGCTGCTGCAGGATTCGCTCGAAGCCGTGGTGCCGCGCGAGCAGCTGCGCGACGCCTCCCGCGTGCCCGGCATCGATCTGGGTTCCCGCGCTGTCAACCTGACCATGAAGGCCATGCAGCTCGCACTGGAAAACGACCAAGCAGCGCTGGCTATCAATGCAGCCAATTACGACGCGAGTCACAAAGTGACGCTGGCCGGCGTCACGAAATGGAGCGCGGCGACGGGCGATCCCCTTGTCGATATCGATACGGGGCGTGAGGCGGTTCGCGCCAGCACCGGCGTCTACCCCAATGTTTTAATGCTGTCGGCACTGGCTTTCAAGGCGTGCAAAAACAACCCGAACGTCAAGGCCCAGTTCCAGTACACCACGCATGAATCGATCACCGAGGCCATGCTGGCCAACTACTTCAACGTGGAGAAGGTCATCGTCGGCAAGGCGATCACCTTCAGCGATGCCAATGTGGCGGCGGATGTGTGGGGCAATAACGCGGTCCTGGCCTACGTCCCGAGCAGCCCGTCCGGCATGGAAGAACCGTCCTACGGCTACACCTACACGATGGAAGGAAACCCCGCCGTCGAGCCGGCGTATTACGACAATAACGCCAAGAGCTGGATCTACGGCGTGAACTACGAGCGTGCCCCGGTACTGTCCGGCATTACCTCTGGCTACCTGATCATCGATCCAAACTGATAGCGCCACCCGCCCAGGGCGACTTGGGCGGGTGAGAGCAGGAGGCATAAATGAAAAAGTACATTTTGAAAACCCCGGTAAAGTTCCTGGATGGCATTCGGCAAGTTGGCGAAACCGTCGAGTTGGACGAAAAGGCCGCCGGCGAGCTGATCGAAATTGGCGCATTGGAAGAGGTTGCCGATTCCACCACGGCCGCGCCAACCGACTCCGCTGCGCGCCTTGCTGCCATCCTGTCGGCCATCAACCAGCTCGATCAGGAAGATGCTGCGCTCTGGCTGAAGGACGGACGCCCGAATACCGCTGTCCTGGAGCAAGTGCTGGGATGGAAGGTGGCTGCAGCCGAACGTGACACCGCCTATACGGACTGGAAAACCGCCCAGGGCGCGCAAGACTAACCCATGACCTACGCCACCACCCAGGACATGATCGATCGCTTCGGCCAGCAGGAGCTGGCCGAACTGACCGACCGGACCAACGGCGCGGTGATCGATGCCACGGTGCTGGGTAAGGCGCTGGCAGATGCGGATGCCGAAATCAATGGTTACCTGGCCAGCCGCTACACACTTCCGCTGGCCAGCGTACCGCCCATCCTGACGAAATTTGCCGCCGACATTGCGCGCTATCAGCTCTACGACGTGCGCGTCACCGAGGCCGTCAAGGCGCGCTATGACGATGCGATCAAGTTCATGAAAGACCTGGCGCGCGGTCTCGGATCGCTGGGGTTGGACCAGGTTGATGAGCCGGTCGCCGATGCGGGCGGCGTGCAGATTCAGGCGAACGTACGGGTGTTCTGCCGCGCCCGATTGGAGGATTACTGATGCTGCTCGATGCCGTCGGACAGCGCCTGGACACAAGCGTTTCCGCCCTGAAAAAAATTGCTGGCGCGGCAGATTTTGCTTCAGCCGGCATGGATATCAAAAGCAAGGGCGCACTGCCTGCGGCTTACGTCCTGCCGCTGGCCGAACGTGCCGATGCGAACGGCTTGGCCAATGCAGTTTCGCAACGGGTAGAAGTGCGTTTCGGGGTGATATTGGCGATCTCCAACCTGCGCGATGCGCTTGGCAAAAACGCTCAGGGCGACCTCGCCGGTTTGCGCACATCGGTGTTTGCCGCGCTCCTGGGGTGGCAACCGGATGCCGACCATGACCCGGTCACCTTCGGCGGAGGTCGCCTGCTTCAACTGCAGGACGGCTTGCTGTGGTGGCAGGATGAATTCGTGACCGCTTATTACTTGAGGGATTCGTGATGAAAGAACAATCCAAGATTCCGGCACCGTTGCCGACCCCTTCGCCCCAAGACGAACACCACGGCATGGGCGGAAGCTATGTCGTGGATCCTCAAACCGGCAAGCGCGTGCTGCAAGAGCGCACGAATACCCCAGTCGCCGCAACTGAAACCAAGGAGTAATTCATGCTAACCAGAAAACGTACGCTGCTGGCCAAGATCGAGGCCATATATGGCACAGACCCAGTCCCGACCGGGGCCGCCAATGCCATCCAGGTGCGCAACCTCAACATCAACCCGCAGGAAACGGAAACCGAGAAACGCAACCTGGTGCGTCCTTACCTGGGTAACTCCGAGGAAATACCGGTGGCCATCCATGTCACCGCTGACTTCGAAGTCGAGCTGGCCGGATCCGGCGCGGCAGGCACGGCGCCGGCATATGGGCCGCTGCTGCGCGCGTGCGCCTTCTCCGAGACCATCAGCGCAGGCGTGTCGGTGGTTTATGCCCTGGTGTCCGGATCGTTCGAGTCGGTGACGCTGTATTTCAACGTGGACGGCGTGCTGCACACACTGACCGGCGCACGCGGCACGGTCAGCTTCGATCTGACGGCCAAGAAACTGCCGGTCATGAAATTCAAGTTCACCGGCTTGTATTCGCCTGTGACCGATGCCGTTGCGCCGGCGCTGACGCTAACCGCCTGGAAGAAGCCGGTGCCGGTCAATGGTGTCAACACCACCGATCTGACGTTGCACGGCTACGCCGGCATCATCCTTTCGCAGCTCAGTGTGGATGTGGCCAACAGCGTGGCGTTCGAATCGCTGGTCGGGGTCGAGGAGGTGAATGTCACCGACCGCGCGCCGGCTGGAACCATCGCGATGCGCGCAGTGAGCGTGGCGACCAAAGACTGGTGGACGGCAATCAAGGACGCCACCACCGGTGCGCTTTCCATTACGCACGGCACCGTGGCCGGCAACAAGGTGAAGCTCGACGCGCCCGGAGTGCAGCTCACCAAACCCACGTACCAGGACATGAACGGCAACCAGATGCTGCAGGCCGGCTTGGTGCTGGTGCCTGGCGCAACCGGAAACGACGAGCTGACGATTACTGTCCTGTAAGGGACAAAACCCAACCCAAGGAGCAAAAAAATATGTTTGTACTTATGGATGAAAACGATGCCAGGGAAATCAAGAACTGGCCGGTATTGATCAGCGCCCCGGCCGACGGTGGCAACACGGTCAAGTTCGAAATCCGTTGCGATTTCCTGTTGCTTTCCCAGGACGAGATCGACGCGACCATCCAGTCCGCGCGCGAAGGCGATACCGATGCAGATCTGATGCGCCGCGCGATCATCGGTTTCAACGGCGTGCAGGACTCCGCCGGGAAGGTGGTCGAGTTTTCGCCGGTGAATCGCGACAAGCTGCTGAAAATTTCCTATGTCCGGTCCGCCGTGACCCGCGAGTATTTCAATGCGATCGCGGGCGGGAAGCCCAAGCGGGGAAACTGATCGGCGCTGCGCGTCACTGGGTCGATTCACAAGACCCGCGCGCGGCGGAAGACGAAGGGAGCGAGGACTCGGCAGAAGATCTGCGCGCGATGGGCGTGGCGGAAGACGAGATTGAATCCTACCTGCATGGCGATGATGAAGACGAGGGCGATCCGGACGAGGTCGATCCCTATGAAGTGTTCCCCGAAAACTGGGATGCCGTCCGGGTGTTTCAGGCACTGACTTCGCAATGGCGCCGGGATTCATTCACCGGAATTTTCGAAGGCTTGAATTACCCCTCCGTGGAAAGCGTTTTGCACATGATGAAAATCGAAAATACCGCTGACGTATTCCGCGACATACGGGTGATGGAATTCGCGGCGCGGAAAGAATTGAACCGTGGGCGATAATTTAACGATCGGAGTCCGCCTCACCGCCGACGGGAAGGATCTCGTCGGCGTGGTGCAAGTGTCGGCCGCCGAGTTGGAAAAGCTGGGCACATCAACGCGCCATGCCGGCAACGAGGCCGCCCATCTGAACCAGCAGAACAAAAGCCTGGCAAATACCTTTAACGTTTTAAAAGGCGCGGTTGCAGGGCTTGGGCTTGCGGCCGTTGCACGGGAATTATTCACCACCGGTACGGCCCTGCAGCGAGTGCAGAATTCGCTGGAGTTTGCCACCGGCAGCACTCAGGCCGCCAAGGCCGAGTATGAATACCTGCGCCAGACCGCAAACCGGCTGGGGCTGGATTTGAACACCGCATCACTCTCTTTTACCAAGCTCGCCGCAGCAGCGCAAGGCACATCCATGCAAGGCCAAGGGGCGCGCGACATCTTCAATGCCGTGTCTGGCGCAGCAACTGTCATGGGGCTGTCCGCAGCCGAGGCCGATGGCGCGCTGCTGGCGATCTCGCAGATGATCGGCAAGGGTACGGTCGCCGCCGAGGAGTTACGCGGACAACTAGGTGAGCGCCTGCCAGGTGCATTCCAAATCGCCTCCCGGGCGATGGGCGTCTCGACTGCAGAACTCGGGAAGATGCTTGAGCAAGGCCAGGTGATCTCAGATGATTTCCTGCCCAAGTTCGCCGCCGAGCTGGAGCGATCGCTGGGTAAATCGCTTCCGAGCGCCATGCGGAGTGCCAATGCGGAACTCAACCGGTTCAGCACGGCCTGGCTGGAATTCAAACAGGGCGTGACTTCGTCCGGATTTCTCAGCGCTGCCGCGTCAGCACTGGAAGGCATGACCTCGGCGTTGCGCACGGCAACTCAACATACGGAAGATCTTTACGCTGCCTCCAAGGCTCTGCTGCTGGGCGCGACACTGACGGCGGGCGGCTACGCGTTGGGGGCGTCTATCGCATTCATCGGCACAGCGGCAACCGGTGCCGCAACGGCGGTCGCGCTCCTCAATCGCGAAACACTGCTTTTCCTGGGCGGCGCAGCACTGCAGAAGCTGGAAACCCTCGGCAAGGCCGGTAAAGGCGGGTTGCTCGGCATGGCGCTATGGGGCGGTTGGGAGATTGGCGAATTTCTCAATCGCAACACTCAGATCCAGCGCAGCGTGCAGGCAGTGCTCGACCCTGTTTTCCGATTTTTCGATCGCAGCGATGGAACGATGCTTTCAAAGCTGGATGAAAAACTGGCCGAATTGAAGTCAGGCAAAGCCATTCGGAGCAGCTTGGCATTCGACCAGATGATGTCCGGATCGGAGCGGGCTGCTGCTATTGCCGATGCCGAACGCCAAGCCGCCGATATTCGCCGCAGGAATGGCAGCGGCCCGGCCACCACCAATCCTGCAAAAACGTTGCCCTACAAGAACGAACTGACCAGTGATGAAAAAGAGTTCCTGAATGGACTGAGAACCAAGGATGAACAGATCCGCGGTGAAATCAAGCGGCTCTATGGGTTGCTCGAACAGGACAAGATCACCATCGACGAGTACAACAAGCGCCGGAAGCAGCTGGCTGCTGACCTGACCAAGGCGAATGCACCAAAAACCGCCAAGGAAACCGACTTTTCCCGCTTCCAGGAGCAATCGGCAGAGCGCCTGGCGCTGCTACGAGCGGAAGGCGCGGCCACGGACAGCCTGACCGAAACCGAGAAATGGGCGATCAAGGTCAAGACCGATCTGCTCGGAAAAAACAGCAAGCTGACGGAGTCGGAAAAACACAAAGTGAGCGTCGTGCTGGAGGCTGTCAAGGCACAGGACGAAGCAAACCGGGCGAATGCCGACGCCCTGAAGTTTTCCCAGGATCGGGCGCAGCTGGCGGCCAAGGAGTGGGAGGACATCAACAAGCAGGTTGAGGCGAAGCGCCATGAGGTTGAGCTGATCGGCCTGACGGCGGAGCAGCTGAAGGCGCTCACCCTCGGCCGCATCGACGAGCAGATCGCACTGAAGACCGCCGAGCAGGCCAGCGCGTCGTCCACCGCCGGGCGCCAGGCCGAAGCCGCCATGATCGGCGAGCAGATCAAGCAGCTCGAGGAGCTGCGCGGCCTGACCAAAACTGGGCATGCCAAGCAGGCCGGCGCGGACTCCGCCAAGAAAACAGAAGAGGAATGGAAGAAGGTTTTTCACTCCGTGGAATCCGTTGGCAAGCAGACATTTGTTCAGGTATTCAGCCGTGACGGCACGAGCGCGGCCGAGGCTTTTGGACGGGCAATCAAGACCTCTGTCGTCGATTTGCTCTACGAGCTCACGATGAAAAAATGGATTATCCAGTTAGAAGCCGCCGTTACCGGCACAGGCGGCATAGCAGGCGGCGGGGGCGGCGGAGGTTTGGGCGGGATATTCGACGGAATATTTAAAAACATCGGCACGGCCAACACCTACGGCACCAACATCGGCAGCGAGCAAACCGCCATGCTCGCCGCGCAATGGCACACCGGCGGTGGACCAGGCGACACCCCGGCCGCGCATCGCACGATTCCCGCTGCCGTGTTCGCCACCGCGCCTCGCTTCCATACGGGTATTGGTCCGGGCGAGCGGGCTGCGGTGATCACCGACGAAGAATCCGTACTTACTCCGGGCCAGATGCGCATGCTGGCGCCGGTCGGCGCGCTATCCGGATCCAACGTCACTATCAACGTCATTGAGTCACCCGGCGGCGGAGGAAAGCAACAGCAGCGCAGCGACAGCGGCGGGAACAAGATCATCGACGTGCTCGTCGAGCAGGTGAAGGGATCGATCGCCGCCGACATTTCCATGGGGTCAGGTTCGATTCCGGCGGCGCTGGGCAGAACTTACGGGCTTAACCGCTCGGCGGGGATGTTCTAATGCCGGCCTGGCCTAGCGTGCTTCCCGTGCCGTTGTATGACGGCTACGAACTGTCTCCGGTCGACCCATGCGTCCGCACCGACATGGAGATCGGTTCACCGCGCACGCGACGGCGCACTGCGGCGCGGAACGACAAGATCAGCCTGATGTGGAAATTCACCGACGCGCAAATGGACATCTTCCGCGCCTGGTTCGACAACCCGGCGGAAGCCGCGGGCGGATCCGCCTGGTTCAACATGACCATTGCGGTGGGCGCGACCGGGCTGAGCGCGAAAGCATGTAAATTCGCCGGTATGTGGAAGAGCAATCCACGGCCCGGTCTGAACTGGATCGTCACCGCCGAGGTGGAGGTGCGTAATGCCTGACGCCACCCTATCGCAGGCCATCAAGGAAGCCTACGCCAGCGCCCCTGCCAACGTGGTGATCTATCACACCCTAGAATTGCGTCACCCGGCCTTTACCACGCCTATCAGAGTTGTACGCGACTACGAGGACCTGATCGCCACACTTGAGGCTACCGCGCCTGCAGACCCTGGCGCAGCAGCCACTTTCAAACGCTTCGCTTTTGATTTCACCAAGCCAGAAGTAAGTGCTACAGGCGTGCCGCAAATGAGTATCGAGATCGACAATGTGGATCGCTCCATCGTCGCCAACATTGAGGCCGCGCTGGCTACCACCGATCTGGTGCAGGGCACCTACCGCGAGTTCATCAGCACCGACCTAAGCGCACCGCAGAATGACCCGCCGATCCACATGACCATCATGAGCATCACGGCTGACGTGTTCAGGGTCAAGGCGGTCGCCGGTTTTCCGGATCTGATTAACCGACGTTTCCCGACTAGCGAATACGATGCTGAAACCTTTCCTGGGCTGCTGACATGAGCTGGGCGGCGCAATACATCGGACTGCCCTGGGAAGCGGGCGCGCAAGGTCCGGATGCCTACGACTGCATGGGATTTTTCCGCATGATCCAGGGGCGGCATTTCGGTATCAAGGTGCCGGTCATCATCGCGCCGGATTATGAGGATGGCGCCGCGCTGGCCGGTCTTTTCTGCGGGCACGAAGAGCGCGGGCGGTGGCCGCCGGTGGCAGCGCCGCAGCACGGTGACGCGGTGATCATCCACAAACCCCTGCACATCGGCACATGGCTAGACGTTGACGGCGGCGGGGTGCTGCACTGCACGCGTGGCATTGGGGTGATCTTCACCCAAGATGCATCGTGGCGCTTGTCCGGGTTCGGCAGAAAAGAGCATTTTCGGTTTACGGGGAAACCATGACCGCTTCCGTCATCTACCTGAAAAACGCCCTGTGCCCACAAAAAAGAGTCATCGAGTACGTCCACGGCGGCACGCTGATGGAATACGACCCTAAATGGGAGTTGCCCTACATTGCGCTGGTAAACGGTCAGCCAGTACTGCGGGAGAATTGGGACCGCAGCATCCACCAGGGCGATATCCTCGCCTTCGTGGATATTAACGCGATACCACAGGACGGCGGAGGCGGAGGCTCTAATCCGCTGAAGATGGTGGCGATGATCGCCATTATGGTATATGCCCCTTATCTAGCCACATCAATGGGGTTTACGGCAGGAACAGTAGCTTTTTCAGTGGCCACGGCCGCCATCGGTATGGTCGGTTCCGCCTTGGTCAACGCCATCCTGCCCCCGCCCACGGCACAAACCAGCGCGCAGCAAACCGCCGCGCTGGCCTCCCCCAGCCCGACCTACAGCCTCCAGGCACAGGGCAACAGCGCCCGGCTCGAAGCAGCCATCCCTGAGCATTTCGGGCGGCTTGTTGCCTATATGGATTTCGCCGCCCAGCCCTATGTCGAATATGTGGGTAACGAGCAATTCCTCTACCAGCTTCTGTGCGTCGGCCGCGGCGAGTATGACATCGAGGCGATCCGGATCGAGGACACGGCGATCGGTGCATTCGACGAAATTACCTATGAGGTGATTGCGCCGAACACCAGTCCCACGCTGTTCCCCTCTGCCGTGGTAAGCAGCGTCGAGGTAAGCGGACAGGACTTGTCATGCAGGGCCGCAACCTATTCGCAGGGCGGGACCACGCTCACCGTCACCCTCGCCGCGCATGGCCTTTCGACAGGCAAGTCCGTCTACCTGGACATCACCAGCGGCACGGCCACGGACGGCACTTATACCGTCACCTCAGCGCCGACCGCCGATACCTTCACCGTCACCGCAGTCAGCGCCACCACCAGCGGCAACGTCACCGTCTCGCCCTGGCTAGGCGGGTTTGTGGCCAACGCCTCCGGCAGTACCGTCAATGCGCTCGGGCTAGATTTCGTTATGCCCCGCGGGATTTATTACGCCAACGACAACGGTTCGCTTTCGAATGTCACGCTCTCCGTTGCCGCCGAACGCCGCACCGTTGACGATGCCGGATCGCCGACAGGATCATGGACGGTGCTGGGCAGCGCCAGCTACACTGCAGCGACAACAACCCCGCAGCGGCATTCCGAGCGCTACACAGTCGCCGCCGCGCGCTACGAGGTGCGCGTGCGCCGAACCGACATCGAGCAGACCGATACCCGCTACGGGCATGACGTGGTGTGGGCCGGGCTGCGCGCCTACCTGCCAGAATCCCGCACCTTCGGCGATGTGACCTTGATCGCCATGCGCATGAGGGCGTCGAACAACCTCTCCATGCAGGCCAGCCGCAAGGTCAACGTCATCGCCACCCGCAAGCTGCCGATCTGGGACGGCGCCACCTGGAGCGCCAACACCGCTACCCGCTCCATCGCCTGGCCGATTGCCTATGCCTGCAAGCAAATGGGTCTAACGGACGCGCAGATCGACCTCGCTACCCTCCTGGTGCTGGATGCCACTTGGACGGCGCGCGGCGACCACTTCGACGCCCGCTTCGACAACTTCATCAGCTTTTGGGAAGCGGTGACGAAGATGGCAGGCGCAGGACGCGCCAAGCCCTACATGCAGGGCGGGATCATGCGCATCATGCGCGACCAGGCGGCCACCATTCCGGTGGCGTTGTTTTCCATGCGCAACATCGTCAAGGGCAGTTTCTCGGTGGATTACCTGATGCCGACAGCGGACATGGCCGACGCCATCGATGTCGGATATTTCGACAGCGGAAACTGGGCGCCGCGCCGAGTACGCGCCAAGCTGTCCGGCAGCACTGCGGCGCGCCCTGCCAAGATCGAGCTGTTCGGCGTCACGGATCGTGACCACGCCTTCCGCGAAGGCATGTACCAGGCCGCCTCGAACCGCTACCGGCGCAAGATCATCAAGTTCCAGACAGAGATGGAGGGGTTCATCCCCAGCTTCGGCGACCTGATCGCCATCCAGCACGACATGCCCGCTTGGGGCCAGGGCGGCGAGATCGTCGCCTGGGATGCCGACAGCCTCACAGCTACCCTGTCCGAGCCGCCGGAATGGGGTGCCGGCACCCACTACATCGCCCTGCGCAAGCGCGACGGCGGCGTGGACGGGCCTCACGCCGTCGCCGCGGGCGCGACCGCCCACGAGGTTGTGTTGGCCTCAGCCCCGGACGCCACACCCTACACCGGTGGCGCAGAAGAACGCACCCACTACACCTTCGGCTGGGCAGAGACCTGGCGGCAGCCGGGCCGCGTGCTGGCAGTGCGGCCGCGCGGTCTAAACTTGGTCGAGATCGAGGCCGTCAACGAGGATGTCAACGTCCATACCGCCGAGGTGGGCCAGGTCGCTCCCACCGCGCAGACCAGTCAACTGGCCAACTACACTAACGCGCCTGTGGTTATCGGGCTAACAGCGGTATCCGTGCCTAATTACCCCGAAAAAATGTTGCTCACCTGGCAGCCCAGTCCGTGGGCCGAATATTACCTGATCGAGCAATCCACCGACGGCTTGGCGTGGACGCGCAGCGGCGAGGTGAGCAGTAGCAATTTCACCGCCACCGCACTTTACGGATCTGCAACTATCCTGCGCGTCGCTGCGGTAGGCCTCGCGCGCGGGCCTTGGGTGCAGGTGAATTACGGATTGCTGGCCGACTATATGTGGTTCGCGGCCGACACTACCTTGATGTGGAACGCGGTAGACACTACCGCAATGTGGAGATATTAAAATGCCGACAGCACTACCCGCAGCATCAGCATTTACCGGCGCCGGCGTGACGGAAGGGGGGTTTAAAACTGCGCAAACCGCGCAGCGCGAATTCCTCGCCGGCCTATTCGGCGCCGACGGTACCCAAGCCACCGCGCTCGCCACCCTCGGCGCGCTGCTCAACGGCGTCTCGGCCAAAGCCGCCGCCTACACCGTCGTCGCGGCGGATCGGGGCAAACTGATTGACTGCACCGGCACTTGGACCCTCACCCTCACCGCTGCAGCAACTCTCGGGGCCGGATTTGCGTTCGGGATCAAAAATTCAGGTGCCGGCACGATCACGGTCGATCCGAATGGGGCAGAATTGATTGACGGTGCCGCAACAGCCGCTTTCGGGCCGGGTGAAAGCGGGTTTGTGCTGGCAGATGGAATGGTGTTTAAAACGGTGGCCAAGGCAGCTGCATTGACCTCGGCGGCGATCGTCGCGGCCCTAACCTACACCCCCGCAGTCAACACACATAATCACTCAGGGGTTTATGTGGGCGTGGATCATGGGTATAACGCCGTGGGGAGTTTTTTATTCGCGTTCAAAGCCGTGGGAATATCGGTAGGAACTACCTGCGCCGGTAATTTGGTTTTCCCGGCAGACAGTCATGACACGATTAGCGCGGCTATGACCGGCACGTGGCGATGTCTGGGCACCATCACCGGTTCCGGTGGGTCTACTTTATTTCAAAGGATTGCATAAATGAACATTATCTCAGCAAGAAACCCCCAGTGGGCAGACGTAAGTAATACACATATCAACCTCGAAGTGTTGTTTGAAGAAATTGGAGCATATGTCCCATTTTCCGCTTCCGCTTCCGATTGCGAAGCTCATGGAGTAACACTATTTAATTCAGCGGTAGCCGGTGAATTCGGCCCGATTGCACTTTATGTCGAGCCGGTTAAAACGCCAGAACAGATCATTGCCGATCTGGAATCCGCAGTGCAGGATCGCTTGAACGCGAGCGCAAAAGCTCGCGGATACGACGACATCAAAAGTGCAGCCATTCGCGCTGGCTACCCCGGACCCTTCCACGACGAAGGCGTTGCCTACGCGACCTGGATGGATAGCTGCTGGGCGTATTGTTATCAGGTGATGGCCGCTGTTCAATCCGGCACCCGCGCCATCCCAACGGCAGACGAGCTGATCGCCGAACTGCCGTTGCTGGTGCTGCCGTGAAACGCACCGCGCTACTGTGCGTGATCTGGATACTCTGCCAGATAGCCGCGCTGCTCTCGGCACTGCGCATGGGGTGGGCGATCCTCACCAACCCCGACCGCGCCTGGACCATCGCCAAGGCCTACGACCGGCTGGGCAATGCCACAACCAACGACAACCAGGTGCAAACCATCTCCAGCCGAGCAGAGAAGGCGCGGCTGAAGGGGAAACGCTGGGGGTGCTGGCTGTGCCGGTTGTTGGATCGGATCGATCCGGGGCATTGCGGGAATAGCGTTGAGGGGAATGTAAGTCAGGATGAAGGGGGTGCAACAAAATAATGAATGCATTTCACCTTGATGACGTAGGTGCCTAGCTTGAGACCTGCGATTCCTGTTCCGCCTGTGGGGAGAAACTTGTCGTCCACGATGGAGATGTCCTTGCACTCTTCCTCCAGGTAGGCGCGGATAACTTTGTAACGATCCGCGGCCTCGTTGGTGTTTAAGTCAAAATCCACCGTGGAGCGTAAATGGAACTTGTAATCGTGGGTGGGGCTGTCAGGTTCGGTGACGGTAAGAGCGCCGGCGCCGGCAAGTATCCTTGAGTATCCCTGAGTTCCGGCACATCCAGAAAGCACGGAAAAAACCGCAGCCAGGACAAAAACAGCAACAGCGTACCGCATGGTTTTCCCTTCAGAATGTTGAGACGCCATAATTAAAGAGGAAGCGACCGGTACCGTGCGCTAACACGGTACCGGCCACTTTAACCCACAGAACCAACCTGTGAGCCAAAGCCAAGGCTCCCTGCCATGACGTCACGGCGGGGGTAAGCCTAGCACGATTTTCACATCGAGAGAAAGGCTTGCAGATCATGCAAAACGCATCACCTATTATTCCTTGGCTGGGCGGCAAGCGCCGCTTGGCCGACAAACTGATCCCCTTGTTTCCTCCCCATGAGTGCTACGTCGAGGTGTTCTGCGGCGGCGCGGCTCTATACTTCCTCCGTCCGCCGGCACAGGTTGAGGTACTCAACGACATCAACGGCGAACTGGTGAACCTGTATCGTGTCGTGCAGCACCACCTCGAGGAGTTCGTCCGACAGTTCAAATGGGCAATCAGCAGCCGGCAGGTGTTCAAATGGCAGCAGGCGACCAAGCCGGAAACGCTCACCGACATCCAGCGCGCAGCGCGTTTCTACTTCCTGCAGCACCACGCCTTTGGCGGCCGCGTCGATGGCCAGAGTTTTGGCACTGCCACCACCACGCCCGCAATCAACCTTTGCCGGATAGAGGAAAGCCTGAGCGCCGCGCACCTGCGCCTGGATGGTACCTATATAGAGAACCTCTCATGGCAGGACTGCATGAAGCGCTACGACCGCCCGCACAGCTTCTTCTACCTCGACCCGCCCTACTGGCAGACTGAGGGCTATGGCGTTCCCTTCGGATGGGAGCAATACGTGGAAATGGCCGCCATTATGCGAACCTGCAAGGGCAAGGTTATGGTGAGCATCAATGACCATCCGGACATTCGCCAGGTGTTCGACGGCCTACATATATTGGAGCTGAGTATCAAATACAGCGTAGGGAATAATCACGGCGACCCAGTGGCCAGCAAGGAGCTGGTAATCACAAATTGGGAGCCAGGTGTAATGGGTGGACTATTCTGAATCATTTTGCACTGTGCAATTTTGTTGTTGCCAGTGCAAAATGCGTTTACAACAGTTATCTCGCAAAACAGCGCTATTTATCGCGGCGCGCTTCATTGTCTGGCACAAAAATGTTTTCATTGACCAACTGTGAAAATTCAAGAAGCGCCCTTTCAGAATCGTTCAGAAGAGGTGCATAAATCGTCCTCAATTCATAGTTATCTCTGACCGAATGCAGGATATTCTTCCTGGCATTATTTTGAGTTGCTTTAGCAACGCCCAGGATAGAAGCAAGTTCCAGCTTATCCTGCAAGGATATGCTCTCCCCTTTGAACATCCTGCTGCCAATCGCGCGCATCTGCGCCATGCTTTCCAGGGTCACGGGCAGATCGTTTGTGATAGCCCGGCCTAAATAATAGCTGTCGATATTGCTGTCCAGTGTCAGATTAGAACTGTCAGCAACCAATTTCATCAACCCCAGAAGATCATTGATGATTTGGGTATGCGCCTTAAAATTGGTAACTGCCGACATGCGCGGCAGCAGCTTGGGATGCTCGTCCCATAGACGTTTCAATGCATCCCATCTGGCTGCTGTTAATTCTGAAATTTCTTTCACCCCGGCGATCTCGATATCAGCGATATGCTTGCTGATTTCCTCTTCGTTGCGGGTTAACTGACTGGATATTGTCGTATCGCCAGTCAAGCCTACGGCGCTAAAACCCCGGTGTTGCTGAAGGCTCTTGAGGAGTTTGCTCAGCGCCTCTTCTATCCTTATGCCATTCAATTCGGCTTTGGTAATCTCACGCTCCTGGTGAAGGGTGGGGATGATTTGATAGACGCCGACGAGAAGCAGCAGGGAAAAGAACGCCCCACCCAGGATAAATTTCGTCCCGTATGTCACGCGATTCAGCAGCGCGACACCCGGTTGAAGGAACCTGTTCAT